CGCTTGAGTCATATTCTGTTGCGTGTGGTTTACCAAATATTGCAGAATCCTCCCATGAGGTTCTCGCTAGTGTTCCTGAAGTCCATACTGGTCGCTCGGGACTTGAGTCCAGATAATTGTATGCAACCATTCTATTGACAACACCAGAACCTGAGTTTGGATAGAACCACATAATCTCACCAAAAAGGTTATTAACACCCGCGTTAATATGTTGTTTTGGTATGGTGTTGATATCATCATAAACGTGATCCTCAACAAGACATGGTAGAGATTCTAGTCTACCAGCATATCTAAAGAAACCATTCTCTGACATCCAGTACGCGGTACCATCAACCTCAACAGCTGCGTTCTGTCCTATCAATCCGCAGTTTGTACCAACCTGTTGAAAAGAGAAAGTAAAAGGTGGGCCAACAAACCTCATGGTAAATAAAGCTGTGTCTGTCCATATGTATATTGCGTCACGGCCTCTGATCGCACCAACTAGTTTAGAACCATCAGCTAATCTCTGAGTGCCGGCGGTATTAGTGGCTGATGGAGTGTAAGTGTTTATGTCCTCCTGATCTGAGAATCTTATAAACATCGGATCCTGTGTTGATTTGGTTCCGATAGTTGTCTCCGTGCCAAAAAATATCAAGTGACGATCTGGTGTTGATACAAGACTAAATGCTGATGCGGTTGGTGCTCCTGATATTATAGTTGCTCTAGTATTATTTGCAGCTAATGGATTTGAATCCCATTCAAAACTCTCGCCGCCATTGATTGTTGCAATAAGTTTATTACCAAGATTATCTAATGACCATAATCCAGGTGCTGTTATAACATCACCAGATGCTGCAGCGTTCCATGCAAAAAAGTTTGATGCATCGGTTACAGTCGCACCTGATGAGTGTGTTGCAGCCGTAGTACCATTAGCCCCTCTTGTAAGACCAGATAAGGTTCCCCCACTGTTACTTGTATACGTTATGAGTTCTGATCCTATCAATACCGTACCTGAAGATGGGAAAGATGTTGAACTAGCCATTGTTAGACTTGTCACCGAGGCATTTATCCCTGATGATAGTGTTGATGTAAATTGACCTGTCTGTTGACCACCCCACGATCCAAGTCCCCAACCTGTGGATGCAACCTCAACAGCTGGTCCTACAGGATAATAATGTTGTACCCTTATGCCACCAGATGTGGATGCACCAGATCCAGACTCGTTTGATTCCATCTCTATTGTAAGAGTGGTGTCCGTTGGTATCGACGTTACCATGAATTTTTTATCTGTAAAATCACCAGATACGAAATCAGAACCTGTTATGGATGTAAAGGTATCTAATAATATAATATCAAATTTGTTTATGTTGTGTGCAGATGAGAAGGTTAGTGTGACAACCTTAGAACCATTTGTTGTACTAAATGCGTTTGATAAAGATGTTGTCGATTTGATTGGGTGTATGTCATAAAATATACCACCAGAGTATGCATATAAAATTCTGTTTGTTCCTAGGATAGCATATTTGATACCTGATGTATTTACAAAGTGATGAATGGCTGTAGCTCTACCCGTGATTTGAACAGACCCTAATTGTGACCAACCCCCTATTTTTTCAGGCGTTCCATATCTAAACCTAATATTATCACCATTTACCCATTGACTCTCGCCACCTGTTGCGGTCACTTGTTTATTAAATCCTGGTGCAAATTTTACTTTCTGTAACATAATATTTTATCTTGCATTTGTTGGTACTCCATTAGAATTTACAAATGGAGATTCTGCGAAAGCCATGTAGATGTAGGTTTCTGATCCATTAACTTCATCATTATCTCCTCTATGCTTAAATCCATTACTTAAAAAATCCATAGCATGACTTGAAACTCCTGTATCTTCTGCTGTAGGTTCATTAAGTTTATGATAATCGTCAACACGGTTAAAAGTTGATCTTTTGTTGTCTTTACAATTCCAATGCGAAGTAGTATCTATTGATTTGGTCACAACCCAAGCAGGTTTAAATCCTGTATAGATAAATGTTCCATCACTACTGCCATTCCCCTCGTAGGATCCGAACTTGCTAAATCCTTGTTTTTCTGACCATAAATATGCAATTATTCCTTCACCATTAACATTAGTTGCATTATCATTCCCAACAGTAAAAACACTTGAGGTAGGTGCTGTGTCATTCCAATAACCATTATTATCAAATGCCGGATTCGTTTCATCAAGTCTTATTGAGTCAGTTTGTGGATCAGATGCAATTTGATGATGATATGCTGCCCAACCCTCAGAACTATTTTCTCTTGGTTTTACTAGAATCCAATTTGGAACTGCTGAAAGTGAATGTGATATTGTTCTTGCACTTCCATTTCCTGTATATGAAACTATATCAAATCCAGCAGTTGCAGACTCTTTCCAATTCCAAGCCACATAAGTTCTTCCACCACTATTAATATCTGCTTCTCCAATTCCCATGCTAAATCCATTACTATCAAAACTTGTCAGTTGATCTGAAGTAGTATCTTCAGTATCAGATGTATTTGATTCAAGTCTTTTATTTACACCTCTAACGCTATCATACAAACAATGATCTCTACTACTTCCATTTCTACTTTTAATCCACACCAAATCAGGTTGCATGTTTTGATCACCATCTAAAGTTATAGATTGTGAACTGTTGCTTCCACTATATAACTTTGTTTGAAAATAAAGTTCTGGATTGTCTATTGTTGTATAGGCCATTATGCAAACTCCGCTAGGTTTTTAGTACACAATGCAAAATAACCTGATGGAACTGCATATTCAAAATTACCATGGCCATTAGCATCGCTATTACCTGATGAGATACTATAAGGAGGGCTTCCAAAATTTGCAGTTATATTTTGTCCACCATCACATCTGCAAGATATTGCCCAATAATAGCCTGTGTGGCTTAGAGACAATTCTGTAGTCCCAGATAAATTGCTTCCATTTTTTTGCCATTTAATGCTATTTGTTGAACTATCCAAATCAAGAGCTATTGAAACAATATCTCCAGCACCTGTTGTTCCAACACTAGAAGCCTGTTCTGATGTTCCTATATATAAGGTTCCAGTAGAAGATTTGTAACCATATGAAACTGCTGATGCTACAGAGTGATGACCAACATATCCATTTGATTCTGCCATATCTATAATTCCAAAAGTTCTTGTGTTATGAGAATTTTCAACTTTAAATTCCATGTACCACTTGCCTTTATTTACAGCTACAGTTGAAATTAGTGAAGCATCATTGGCATTAGATTGTCTTAGATTACCCTCACTTAAATCAATAGTTCCTGAGTAAGTTCTTGCATTATCTAAAGGATTCCATGTTACAAAATTATTAGTGCAGGTATCAGTAGATTGATCTGTTGCTGCTAGGTTTGTTTCTGTAAAATCTGTTCCACCACTTACATCATTACCTAAATTACTACTATCTTCAAAATCTAAATAAAATCCATTTGTGCCAAAGGGTAAACCAGATACATCTTTGGGTTTCCATATTGTCGGACTATCCTCATCATATTCTCCAAAATTAGTAACAGCACTAGCTGTGCCATCTAACCAAACTACCTCTGCCATATATCCTTTAAACTGTTCATCACCATTTCTTGCTGCTAAATTAAAAGTTGCTGAGGAACTATTTAATTCTAAATCTTGACTAGATGTCGGATAATTAGCAGTTTTAAAATCTGTGAGTCTAGTGCCATTAACATACATTTGGATTCTATCTGCTTCTGTTCCATTTGTTGTATCAAATATCACATGAAAATGATACCACGCAGATTGATCTCTAAAATATGCATTTGTTTGAACATCATTAGAAACTGAACCACCATCATAATGATACACTCTAAATTGACCACTATTAAAATATATCTCAACAAAATTATTAGAGTCTATATATGATGTAAATAATGCTTTATCTGGAAGTGCACTAGGTTTAACCCAAGCAGAAAAAGTAGCTGTAGTTCCACTACCACTACTTGATATACTTTTTTGTCCATAAGCATCTCCATTAAGTCTTAAAGAGTTAGCAACTTCATATGCTCCAGTTGATAATGTATTTGCTCCAAGAATTGTAGGCATTAAGACTCCAATGTTGGAAGCTCACCCAACGGTCTTGTGACTGAACCATCCTCTTGTTTTGTGTATGTATATAAAGTTTCTAAAGCTGGAGTATCGCTTGCGTTAGTTATAGAAGTTTCCATTTCAGCACATTTAGTTCTTACAGCTGCCCTATGAGTTATAATAGATGATGGTACCGCTGTGCCTGCATCTGCTTTTCTAATTATATACCAATCTGTCTTTTTAAGTTCTCCTGCAGCTTGAGATTTAACTGTTCTAATTAATTTTGTTTTTAAACCTTCAACTTTTACATCCCCTTCAGTGCCTTTTCCATCGCTTTCATCTTGAGCTGTATATAAAATATCTGTATGTGCTTTAGCTGTAGCATCACCATAAGATCCAGTAACTTTACCACTTCCAAAAGCATAAGTAACATTAGTATTAATATACCATTGTTCATCTTTTCTTTTAGAATTATCCATTTCTACTTCATAGATACCAATAGCTTCTCTTTCATTTTTAGTCCATAAAGTAAATATAGATTTTGGATATTGAATGTCTCCAATCATAATACCTTTATTACCACTAAAATATTTTGTTATTGATCCTGATTCTACTAATGCATACATAATAATATTAACTTAGCGTTAATGCTAAATTCCTCCCTACTTCTAAAAATTTACTTCCATTATATCTA